ATGGACAGCGCGATGCAGCAGTGCTGGCAGGCCGGCGGCAAGCCGAGCCTCGGCATCATGAGCGGCAACGTGAAGGCGTATTTCGCCACCTTGAGCCAGGGCGGCACGGGTAACGCGGTCGTGGCCCAGAACATCCAGAATGTTACATCTCGCGAAGAGGTAACGATCATGGGCGCGGTCGATGTCTACCGCACCAACTTCGGGACGATCCAACTGGCGCCCGACCGTTTCTGCCCGGCGCATCAGATCCTGCTGGTGTCGACCGACTATTGCGAGCTGGCGCCATTACCCGGGCGCGACATGATCGAGCTGGAGTTCGCCAAGACCGGCGACAACTCACAAGGCGCTGTGCTTTTCGAGGGTTGCATCCGGCCGACCGCGCCGAAAGCGCACGCCTGGATAGCCGATTTGAACCAGTGATGATGCCGTAATGACATGGGAACCCTGATCTACGAGAGCTACAACCCGGTCACGCGGCGCGGCACCGAGGTCGAAACCGACGGCGATCATGGGCTGTTGCTGACGCACACCCAGGACACCAAACCGATCACCGAAAGCGCCAAGCGGATCGCGTCGGATTTCGATCCGCTGGTGCGACGAGATACCGTCCACGTCGCACGCATTCCGTTGGTGATCTGGCGCCGGCTGCAGCGGCTTGGGGTCACCGATGACGAAAACGCCCTCAACGCGTGGCTGAACGATCCCGACAACGCGGTCTTCAGGACCGACAACCGGAGCACCCTTTAAGATGGCCTCTCCAACCAATCACCAGACTGAGATGCCACGGCGCCAGCCACCGACCCCCGGCGTCATGCGAACCGGCGTCGGCGTGCCGATGCCGCCCGGCAGCACCGCCGGCGTTGGTACGGTGCCGCTGGCCGGCATCGGGATGCTGCCCGGCACCGAGGGCGGCATGACGGCGATCACGCCGCTGGGGCCGCTCGAGCCGGTGTTGATCGATGACATGGACCCGATCCTGCTGGCGCGGCTGTATCCCGAGGCGCACCCCGGCGAGGGCGCGCGCGCAGCCGCCATCGCCGCCGGCGAGGAGCGCGCGGCCGCCAGCGAGACGATGGTCGCCTCGCAGAACGAGCCGGTGGTCTTCGAGGGCGAGGGCGTGACCTATGATCAGGAGGCCCGGGGCCGGGGCGCCCATCCTGGCCGCCCGGGCCGCAATGAGCCGCCCGTGGTGGGCGCGTCGCCCGGGGTTCATCCGCCACCGCAGCAGCCGACGTCTCCCACGCGGCAGCCTGACGACGACAAGAAGCATGACAAGAAGTGAGCCGTGGCGACCTATCAGCAGCTCACCGACGATGTGGCGGGATGGTTGAACCGGCGTGATGTCATCCCGCGCATCCCCGCGTTCGTCTTGATGGTCGAGACGGAGATCAAGCAGACGCTCCGCGCGCGCGAGATCGTCACATCGGGCGTGCAGGCAATCGACAGTGCCTACATCACGCTACCGGCCGATTTCGCCCAGATGGAAAGCATCCGCGACGCCACGACCGGTGAGCTGCTGGATCTGCGCGACGAATGGACCGGGCACTGGACGAACCCGCAGACCAGCGGCTGGCACGATGGTGCGATCGTGAACGCCTCGCCGCTGGCGACGGCATACAGATTGGTACACGATTGCATCGAGTTCCTGCCGCACCCGGTGCTACCCGACCCGCCAGACCCCAACTGGCGGCCGCAACAGGTGCTGATGGGCTGGTATGCCGCGCCGAGGCCGCTGTTGCTGCCGTCCGACACCAACCCTGTGCTGGAGAAGCTCTACGGGATATACCTGTTCGGTACTTGCAAATATGCCGCGATGTGGGCGCTTGACGACGCCCGCGCGGCGCAGATGGATGCCGCGTTCACCCAGGCGGTGACCAGGGCGGATTTGCATAAGCAGCAATCAGACTACGGCGGCGCGCCGCTGCGGACTGATTACGCGGCGGTGACGTTCGGATGAGCATCATCGTGCATCGCGTCTCACCTCAGGCGGCGCGCTACACGCCGGCCGGTGGCCGTGAGCGGTGTGGCGCGTGCCGGTTCTACGTCTCGCCGCGTTTCTGCGGCAAGGTGATTGGCCCGGTGTCGCCGATGGGTTGGTGTAAGTATTTCAGCCAGCAGATGGTCGGTCAGTTTGGCGGCGGTCAGGTCGTCAGCGCCGGCGGCCCGTCGTTGGATCTCAGTTTCATGGGCGCGCCGCTCGACCCGCGCATCACGTTCACGCGCGCCTCGACCGCGACATACACCGATGCGAGCGGTGTGACCCAAACAGCGGCGATCAATCAACCGCGCTGGGATTACGACCCGGTCACGCATGCGATGCGCGGGCTGCTGATCGAGGAAGCGCGAACGAACCTGCTGTTGAACAGCGCGACGCTCGGCACGCAGGGCGTCGTCGTCACGGCGCAGGCCTATACGCTGTCGTTCTACGGCACGGGGACCATGACAAAGAGCGGCGCCGCTACCGGCGCGCTGGTCGGGACGGGTGCCACGCAACGCGTGTCGCAGACATTCACGCCGACCGCCGGGACGGTGACCTGCACGGTGACGGGATCGGTGACGAACGCTCAGATCGAAGCTGGCGCGTTCCCGACGAGCTACATCCCAACGACATCGGCGGCGGTGTTGCGTGCCCAGGATAATTGCGCGATATCGTCGGCTAACATGGCGCCATGGTACGCGTCTCCCGGCGGTAGTTGGTTCGCCGAGTTCATTGATCTTCTTCCCTCCCCGATGGGTACGAACCCGCGTATTCTCGCCCAATACGCGGCGGGCGGTGTGACGCCGTTATGGGAAACGTCTGGAGGGCGTTCATTGGCGACATACGATGGCGTCGTATCAGCCACTGCGAACGGGATCGCCCAAAATGTAGTATCCAGGGCGGCATCGAATTGGACGTCGGGAACAGGCAAGGTATGCCTTAACGGTGCGACTATCGGCAGTGGAACCATGAACACTGGCTTCGCGGCCCTGGCTATTTCAGGCGTGGGAATTTTACAAGGAAGCCCAGGCGTGTCGGCTGAAATAATGACCGGCTACATCCGCCGCGTTCAATACTGGCCACGCGTCTTGTCCGACGCCGAAATGCAGGCGGTGACGACATGAGCGGACATCCACATTATCCGTGGAGCGAAGGCGACGCGCTCTTCGCGGACGAACTGAACGCGGCTATCGCCAATGCTGGCGGGGGAGGCGGGCCGTTTCTGCCGCTCACGGGCGGGACCGTTGGTCCGTTAACGGTCCAGAACAGTTTGAGCGTTGGTGGTTCCGCGGCGCCGTATGCGTCTTTGCTCATGCAATCCACGCCGGGGACAGACCGCGTGACGAGTTACTACAGCGGCGGCGGTATAAGATGGCAAGTTGGTGCGCGCGGTGAAGCTGAGACCGGATCAAACCTTGGTTCGCCTTATCAACTCGGGGCGTTTTCCGACAGCGGCGCTTTCAAGGGTTTCCTGTTGCTTGGGCAGCGCGGCAGCGGCCCAACTGGTGAGGGGAACCCTTACTTCAGCTATATGTCGGCGTTTCAGATGAGCGCACCAAAGGCTCCGGGTCCGGGTGGCACCTCTTTTATTGATATCGACGGCACGCAGGCTGATGTCCAACCGACAACGACGCTGGGGAACAATCCGATCTCCGTTGTATCGGGATCGCCGGTCGTTACTGTTACGTGGCCGGGATCGGGAGCGTCTGGCGGCGCGATCTTCGGGGGGTTCCAGGTTTGGGTTTTGCTCGCCGGGGCCACCGCTGTCGGTGGCATAACACTCACAGGCTGGTTTAAGGCGACATGCATCGACAACGATCACTTCACGGTGACGTGGACCGCCAACGCCACGAGCACGGCTGTTGGCGGCGGCGCGGGTGTGACCGTCCGGCCGTCATTCGCGACATCGGGAAGCAAGTATTTACACATAGCCAGATCGGGAGCCGGAGACTTTCCGGTGCAATACAATCGCCTGTATGTGGCGGTACCTGAGTTCCTTAGATCGCCCGCGCAAGGTTTCGGCCCACAGTTTCAGCAAGAATGGCGGATGGCCTTCGGACCAAAAGACGCCGCGCCAGCCGGGACGCACGGCTGGGGGATGACGGGAACGGAACTGGATCTGGTCAACCGTGGTACTGATCCCGGCTACTCGCCAAATCTGTTTGGGGCGCCAAACCCGACGATTGGTTTCTGGGTCGGTGCGTATAACGATGTTCCTTCTTTTGTTCCCGATGGCGGCGTGGCGACCAACTGGAACACGATCTTCGCGGTGTTCAGCCAAGGTGGCGCGGTTGGAAACTATGTCAGTTTCTCATCGCAACAGAACGCCTTGGTGGGAGCGGCGCGCGACCCCACGGGGCACGGTGGTGTCGGCGTTGTGCTGTATGGCGCTTATAGCGGCTACCCCGCCAACGGGGTGGCGACCGTGAGCGGTAGTAGTGTGGTTACCGTGGCGCCTTATCAGACAACGGCGCAGGTAAATGGCAATCCAGTATACTTTCCCCAGGTTGTTACCGTTAACGGTGTAACTTTCGGTGGTGCCGCGTATGTCATGTCCAATGTTACCGCGACCACGTTTCAGATAACCGGAACGGGTAGCGCATCGGCGACCGGAGCGGGAGGCGCGGCACAGGTTTTTTACTATCAGAACCTCGTGCCTTACGCGCCGATGGAGTTTCGCGGCTCGTTCAAGCACGGGATATCCACGACGGAGTTCCGCTCCGAGGACGGTTCGATCATCCGCACTCAGCCGGGCAACGGCATCGCCTGGGACGATGGCACGGCGGCGGCGTCGATCACGGGGACTGAGATCAGTGCCGGGAATGTCTCCATCGTGCTGACCAGGGCGGGCACCGGTACGGTCCGGTTGGTTGGTTTGCCGACGAGCGCGGCCGGGCTGACCACGGGCGATGTGTGGCGTAACGGCGCCGTGTTGAACATCGTATGAGCCCGACCGACAAGTTCCCGGTGACGTTGGAGGCGCAGGGCTGGGAGGCCGTGATGCGGGTGCTAAGCGAGGCGCCCTATCGCATCGCGGCGCCGCTGATCGCCGAGATCCAGAGCCAGTGCATGCGCCAGCAGGCCGAGGTCAAACGGTCAACTTCGCCCGCGCCGTTTGACCGTGCCGCCTGGGCCGGCGCCGAGGTGGAGGAATGAGCGGCCTCGCATTCCCGCTGCTCTGCTTCACAGGCCTCGCCATCGGCGGCGTCGAGGTCACCATCGCCGGTTACGCGAGGCGGCCGACGACGCTTGCTTACACCGTCGATGGTGTCACCGTCGCCAACACGGCAAGCCTGCAATGGCCCTACGCGACCGCGTCGTGGGGCACGCTCGACACGGTGGCGCTGTATGACGCGGCGACGGGCGGCAAGCGGCTCGCGGTCCTGGCGACGATCACGCCGATCGAGATCCGCCAGTATGACGCGGCGCGCATCCCGGCGGCGGGCATCGTGCTGAGCTATCTCGCCGCCGCCCGGCCTTATGGCGCCGCGAAATACGGCCGGGACGCGTTCGGCTTTTCGCGGCAACTCTGGCCGGCGACGGCGGCGGTGTTCGGCGCGAATGGCCTGGGTGGCGGCGCGTTCAGCGTCCGTGGCTACGACATACCGACGGCGGCCGGAACGCCGCTGCCGGGGAGTTTCGGCCCTTTGGGCTACGGCAACGCCGGCGCCGTGCCGCTCGAGCGGGTGTTTGATCAGATCCACGTCTGCGCGCCCGGCACCTGGGCGCCCGGGCCTTGCGCGATGGCGGCATGATGCAACCGACCGACAAACTTCCCGTGACGCTCGAGGCGCAGGCCTGGGAGACGGTGATGCGGGTTCTGAGCGAGGCACCCTACCGGGTCGTGGCGCCGCTTATACAGGACATTCAACGTCAGTGTCTGCATGCCCCGACAGCGGCGGTGGAGGTCGAGCATGAGTGAATACACGCGCACCCCGAATCTCGGCCTCTATAAACCGCTCGAGGGCGGCGACATCGATTTGTGGGGCGGCCACCTGAACGCTTCTTTCGACATCATCGACGCGACCGTGGGAGGGACTTTTCTGCCACTCTCGGGTGGCGTGATAACGCCGGGACCGCTGGCGGTGCATGGTAAACTACTGGTTGGCGCCACCGGCTGGCTTGAAGCCATCATTGGCGCCACCGAGATCATCGGCCAGACCGTTTCGCTCTCTCAAATAGCTGGTTCGGGCGGCGTGTTCGGCACCCGTACCAGCGATGGCGGGGCGCCCGGAAGCTCGGGGGCATTCGCGGTCGGTGCTTTCGCGATCAATGACAATACAACAGCCGTTCAGACCGCATACGGCCATTACACAGAAGCCAGACGCTACGCGGGCGCGGGTACGACGCAGGGCATGGAAATATGCCCGGTTAACCAGGGCGACCTGAAGCAGAACCAGCCCTACTACATGGGGCAGACCGGCTCGACGTTGGGTTTGTGGCTCAATTCAGGACGGGATGACGCGACCACGAACAATGATAACTCGTTGGCCCTCGGTATCATCGCCGGAAACGCGTTGTGGGATCGTGGGATCATGTTCGGCCACGACTCCGTGCGCTCCGGGGTCGCGATCGGGATGCCGCCGCAATACCAGTTCGTCTGGTATCTCAACGATGCCGGTGCCAGCCATGGCGTTGGTGTGCCAGGGGCGGTGATCAGCGCGAACGTAAGCAGCGTTGCCGGTCTGGCGCACCCGCCGACGTTGTTCTTTGGTAATGGGGAGTTGCTGTTTGATCCTGGCAATAACGTCATCGCGGCGCAGTTCGCTGTCGGATTGAATACTTTTCAGGCAACACAAATAAATGGCGCGCTGACGGCAACCGGACGGCTCAACGTAGCTGGCCTTCCGACGAGTCCCTCGGGTCTGACGACGGGCGACGTGTGGCGCAACGGCACTGTGTTGAACATCGTATGACGAAACCACAACCTGGAGCGGTGCCATGATCCGCGTGGCATAGGAGGAAACGATGCCGACCCTTGCTGGCCAAATGAGCCAAACCCCACCCGGCGACCCGCAATGGCGGGCCTGCAACGGCGCTTACATCTACGGCTACGCCACGATCAGGGCGCCGTTCACCGCGCGGCCACACACAGGCGTGTCCACCGGTACGTATGCTGATTATGAGCGCAACAATGGCGGTTGGGGCGGCACCCGGGGGATCGGTGGCTGGATGAGCCGCCTGCCCTATGACCCGTCCGCCACATGGTTCATTTCGACCGCCGACGACAGTTCGGAAACCACGATCCCCGCCGCGCCGACGCCGATGAAACCGCCCGCCGGAGTGAAATGATGCCCGACGCGTTCACGCCCATTTTAGGCCTCATTCAGCCGGAGATCGGCTCCAGCCGGGACACGTGGGGCGCGAAATGGAACACGAATGCAAGCACGCTCGATCAGTATGTCTCGATGGCCATGCCAATTGGCGGCGTGCTGGATTTCGCGGGATCAAACGCGCCACCCGGCTGGCTGATCTGTGACGGGCGTACTGTCTCGCGCGTTACCTACGGCGCGCTATTCGCGGTGATCGGCACATATTGGGGCGCCGGCGATGGTTCGACCACGTTCCGCCTTCCGAACACGCCCGGCCGCGCTCTGGTCGGACCCGGTTCGTTTGTCGATGACAGCGGCGGCAGCTATGTCTTCCCTCTCGGTTTCGCGACCGGATATGTGACCAACACCATCCTGCGCGATCATCTGCCGAATTATGTCATGGTCTCGGACAGCCAGGGCTATCACGCGCACGGCGGCCAAACTGTTGATGCCGGATACCATCATCACACCACCGATACCGAGGGCGGCCACCGGCACTCCGGCTCGACGGATGGCAACGGCAGCCATTCGCATACCGGGATCACCGACTCCGGGGGTAGCCATCAGCACAATATCAGCCTGAACATCGCGGGCGCCGTGTCGCCCGGCGGCGGCGGCACGCCCGGCGCCAGCACCGGTGTCTACATCACCGACCCGGCCGGCATCCACGCTCACACGTTCACCACGAGTGTGATCCCAAACCATAGTCACGTCATCTTCTCGGACGGCGACCACTGGCACACCACGACGGATGACGGCGTGCATAACCACGGCATTTACGGCGACGGCGCGCACCAGCATGGCATCAGCCTGGGCGGCTATGGCAACCCGATCGCGGTTTTGTCACCGGTTCTGGTGATGACAAAGATCATCTACGCGGGCCATCAGGCGGTCGTGCATCTGTCGATCACCACCAACCCCCCGGCGGTCACCGCCGCCGATGAGCTGGCGATGTTGCGCGAAGAGGTGGCGGCGTTGCGCGCGTTGTTCGAGACGCCCCGTCAGCGGCTGCTGCGCGCTCCGTCCAGGGGTCCGCACTGATGGCGCGCGTTCCACAGGCGCCACCCCCCGGCGTTGTGCGCGCGGCCACGCCCGAGGCTACTCCGGGGAGATGGTATGATTGCAATCTGGTGCGTTTCAGAGGCGGCCAGACGCAGCCGATCGGCGGCAACGCGGCGATCCCCGAGAGCCTGATGCCCGACAGCCCGCGCGACCTGCTGACGTGGCACGACAACAGTCATGTGCGCTGGGCCGCGATCGGCACCGACACGAAACTGTTCGCTTACCGGTTCGACCTCGAGACGCTCTACGACATCACGCCGGCCGGCGTCGGCGGCCTCGATCCGCCCGGCGCGCTGACCGGCTATGGCCTTGGGGATTACGGCGAGAACCTCTACGGCACCGCGCGCGAAAGCTCCGACATCGGCCCGCAGGACATCGCCGCGACGATGGGCGACAAGTGGTCGCTCGATACCTTCGGCGAGGATCTGCTGGTGGTGCCGACGCAGGACGGGCATTTGTTCCGCTGGTCGCCTCAGACACCGGCCACGCCGGCCGCGCTGGTCGCCGCCGCGCCGGATCAAAATCGCGGCGTGATCGTCACTGACCAGCGCCACGTAGTGCTGTATGGCAGCGGCGGCAACCCGCGCATGATCGCGTGGTCGGATCAGGAGAACCCCGATCTGTGGATACCCGACGTGACCAACCTCGCCGGCGACAAGGAGCTGGCGACACAGTCCTACGCCATGACGGCGATCAAGGTGTCCGACGGGATTTTAATTCTGACCGGCAACGATTGCCACAAGATGGTTTATGTCGGCGCGCCCTATGCTTACGGTATCGTAAGGATCGCCACCGGCTGCGGGCCGATCTCGCCGCGTGCGGTGATCGGCGTCGGCAATGTCGTCGCGTGGCCCGGTGTGCAGAATTTCTGGACCTATCAGGGCACCGTGCAGCCGTTGGTGTGTGACGTGCAGGACTGGTTCTATTCGCTGGTCAATCGTTCCATGGTCGGGCGGATATTCGGCGCGCCAAACCCGGCGTTCACCGAGCTGTGGTGGGACTGGCCCGACGAGGGCTCGATCGAATGCAACCGGTATCTTATCTGGAATTACGCCGACACGGGCCACCCATGGGCGATTGGCGTGCGCTCGCGCACGGCGGCCGATCCAGTGGGGACGATGGACTATCCTGTCCTGGGTGGTCTCGACCTCGCCGGCGACGGCTACCTGTTCTTGCACGAGTATGGCTGGAGTGATGACGGGATGCCGCGCGCTTCGGCTGGTCTGGTTTACGCCGAGACTGGCAACATCGTGCTCGGCGAGGGCGATCGGCGCTATAACGTCACGCAACTGGTCCTCGATATCGACCCGAGCGAGGCGGCGGTGGGGTTCCGTTTCTTTCCGCGCGAGCAGCCGGCCGACGCGGCCTCGGAATACGATACCGGGCTTTATACCGAAATCCACGATGGGCTGATGGATTTACGTTTCAGTGGGAGATCAATCCGAATGCGTATGGAAGCCCTGGCCGATGCCGGTTTCGCGGTCGGCAAAACGCGGCTCGAGATCAAGCTGGCGGGAAGCCGCTGATGGCGACCGTTCGCCGCGCGTTTCCGCCGCAGCCGTTCATGCCGCCGGGCGGCGACGACATCGATGTCAAATTCAGTCAGGTCGCCGAGGCGATCAACAAGAAGGCCGACCAGTCCAACACGCCGATGTTCAGCGCGGTGCTGTTGCGCGCGTCGGATGGTTCGACGTGGCAGTTGCGGATCTCACCCATGGGTGTGCTGATCATCGATCAGGTGGACGTGTGACCCCAGCCGAGCGCACCGCCAGGATGGAGACGGCGCTGCGGCTCGGCGGCGATTTGCACGCGGTGCCTGACGTCGTCGCCGCCGTGAAAGAGGGTCGGGCGCAGTTCTGGGGTCGTGATGACGGCATGGTCGTGACCGAGCTGCAGGTATTCCCCTCCCGCCGCGTGCTGAACTACTGGCTCGTCGCCGGCCGGCTGCGCGATTGCCTCGCGCTCGAGCCGGAGATCGAAGCCTGGGCGGTCGATCATGGCGCGTCCGTCGCGACCGCGAACGGATTGCCAAAATGGGGCTACGTCGGCGGTCGGATCGGCTGGCGCGAGTGGCACCTGCGAAACTACTGGAAGCCGTTGACCGAGGAAGGACAGGCTTATGGCCAAGGGCCCTAGCCAGACCGCCACCACCACCCAGTCAGGCAGCAGCACGACGGCATTACCGGACTGGCTGAGCAACGCGGCGCAGAGCGCGGTGCAGCGGGCGACGGATCTGAGCAACACCACCCCACCGGCCTACGGCGGGCAGCTCGTGGCCAATCAGAGCCCCGACACCACGGCGGCCTACCAGGGCGTGCGGGATCTGCGGGGTTCGGCCGATCCGGCGTTCAACACGGCGGCCAATGCCTGGAACGGGGTGATCGGCCAACTGGCGCCGCAGACGGCCGCCGGCATCAACTCCCTGTCGAGCCAGCTTTACGACAACTATTCCCGATCCGTGGTGGACCCCGGCGTGGGGCTGCTGGGCGGCTATCTCAGCGGCGGCCCGGCGACGGCCGATCAGGTGGCCGGTAATGCCCGAACCCTGATGACACCCTACGGCCAGCAGGTGATCGACCCCACGATCGCCGCCGGCCAGAGGCAGCTCGCGCTGGCCAAACAGGGCATCGCGGCGCAGGCCAACAATGTCGGCGCGTTCGGCGGCTCGCGGCAGGGCGTCGAGGAGGGCGTCGCCGACGCCCAGGCGGCGCTGGGCACCGAGCAGACCGTCGGCAACCTGCTTAATTCCGGCTGGGGGCAGGCGTTGACGCCGGCCTATGGCACCGCGATCCAGGCCGGCCAGGAGGGCTACGGCGCGGCCGGCGGCCTATCGGGTCTGATCCAAAGCGGTTACGGAGCGGCCGCCACGCAGGGCCAGAGCCTCGCCAACCAGAACCTGAACACCGGTATCCTGGCGGCGCAGCAACTGCCGGGGCAGGCGGTGACCCAGGCCGGCCTCGACCTGAACCAGTTACAGGCGCTCGGCAACGTCGGCACGGCCGAGCAGGGGTTCCAGCAGCAGGGCCTCAATACCGCGTATGGGCAGTATCTGCAGGGCATAAACCAGCCGTATCAGAACCTCGACGTGCTGCTCGCCGCGCTCGGCGGCGTGCCCTACGGCACCACGACCACGAGCAGCGGTACCGACACCACGCGGCAGCAGAGCGATCCCGGCCTGCTCAACACGATCGGGGCTTATGTCGGGTTCGGCACGAAGATCGCCAGCGCGGCCGGCAAGGCATTTGGGGGGTAGACCATGGCGGGACCGTTCGGGAGTATTTCATCGGACGCATCGAGCCCGTCGACCTACGGCGATACGACCGGCTTCAACAGCGCGAACACCGGCTCGGGCATCGACTGGAACGGCGTGCTGAAGACGCTTGGCCAGGGCAGCCCCGCCACCAGCGACCAGCCGATCGCCATCCCGCCGCTGCAGGCGCAGCAGCCGTCGATCCCGCAATCGACGGCGGTCGGATCGCATCTCGGGTTCAACCTGCGTGACGTCATCGAGCTGCTCTACAAGCGGCAACAGGCCTATCAGGCGGCCGGCATGAGCCCAAAGGGTGGCGTGGTGCCGCCCGACTTCAGCGCGCCGATGGGCCTCCTGGGGATACGCTGATGTCCGAAAGCACATCCACACCCGCCACCGGGCTGCTCGATCCCGCGCTGCTGGACCGCTACCTTAAAGCCCTCGACCGGCCGCTGCCCGACGTGCAACCCGACACCACTCCGTCGTCCAGCGGCCTGTTCACGCGGATCATCTCCAAACTGGGCGAGTTCGCCGGCAGCCCGGGGCCGGAGACGCTCAAGGCGCTGTCGCCTCGCGAGCGCGAGGATGCCGGGCTGCAGGCGTTGTCCCGCTTTGGCACCGGCCTGTTGCAAGCCTCCGGCTCGGGCCAGTGGATCGGATCGAACCTCGGCCGCGCGTTCGCCGGCGCCGAGCGCGGCTATGACGAAACCGGCCGACAGGCCGTCGGCAATTTGGCGGCGCGCCAGGGCTACGCGATCCAGCAGCAGCAGGACCAGCTCGCGCGCATCAAGGAGGCGCTGCCGCTGCTGACGCTGGCGCAGCAGCAGGCGCTCGTCAGCCGCGTGCCTTACTCGGTGGGCGGCGGCGGCGGCGGCGGCGCGCCGTCGGGCGACACCGGCGACGGCACCTACGTGGGTGCGATCGGCGGCCACGAGGGCACCGGCCAGAACCCGTTCTCCTCGGCGGTCGGTGTCGGCCAGTTCATCGACAGCACCTGGGGTGATTTCATCAAGGACAATCCTCAGTATTTTGCCGGCATGACGCCCGAGCAGGCGATGGCGTCGCGCAAAGATCCAGCGTTCGGCAAGCAGATCGGCCCGATCGCGATCGAGTGGCTGGCGAAGCAGAACGCGCCGATCCTGGCGACCGGCGGCGTGGCGCCGTCAGGCCAGTCGCTCGGCATCGCGCACTACCTCGGCGCCGTGCCGGCCGCCCAGGTGATGGTCGCGCCGGATAACGTCCCGGTCAGCCAGTTCCTGGGCAAAAAGGCGCTCGACGCCAACCCCGAGCTGCGGACCATGACGGTCGGGCAGATCAAAGCCCGCTACGCGAACACACCCAACCCGTCGTTCATGCGGCAGGCGGCCGCCACGCCATCAGCGACACCACCTCCCGCTGGCGGTGCGCCGGCACCGCCCGCGCCGGTTGGCACCCAACCGCCCGGCACCCAGGTCGCGACACCGCCGCCGGTTCAGGTCGCCGGCCCTGGCGCCGCCAGCGTGCCCACCGCTGCCGCGCCGGAGCCGACCGCGCCCGCCACGCCCCCACCGGCGCCCAGCGCGGGGCCGCCGGTGTTCACCTACACCCCGTCCCAGATCCCGCCCGGCCTGATCCCACCCGGCACGTTCACCCCGGCGCAACAGGCCGCCATGAAGACCATCGAGGACGCCTATGTGCACGAGCGGCAGGTGGCAGCGACGCCGGCCGACGTGCAGAAAGCCGAAAGCAATTTTGGCACCAACATGACCAAGGTGCTCGGCAGCCAGACCGACGCGGCGAAGGTGGCGACCGACGCGCTGCTCAAATTCCATGAGGCGGATTTCAAGCAGCAGCAGGACACGCACGGTAAGATGCTGATGGACTACATTGACCAGCAGAAATTCGCGCGCGAGAACGCGGCGAAAGCGGTCGACGCGGCCCAGGCGCAAAAATACGCGCTTGAACTGAAACGCGCCGAAACCGCTGGCACGATTGAACAACAAGGCCAGTTGGTTTCCCTCAAAGGCGACGAAAAGCGGCTGGAGAGCATCGGCACGGCGGCCAGCGCCGCGCAGCAGGTGTCCACCAGCATCCGGCAGCTTATCCCGGTTATCCAATCGCTGCCGCCCAGCAGCCCGGTCATGGCCGCGCTGGGAGCCTATCCACAACTGACCGGCTACCTGAAAAGCGCCGGCATCATCAGCTCTGATACCGCCGACAATGTATCCTTGTTCCAAGGGCTGACCGATCACCTGTCAACACAACTGCGGACCAGCGGCACCGGTTCGATGTCGGACAATGATCTGGCGACGTTCAAGCGTGCGCTGCCGCAACTCATGGCCTCGCCGGATGGCCGTCTGAAAGCAGCGGCGTTCCTGCAGAACCTCGCCGACCGGGTCGTGCAGGAGCAGGAGTTCACATCGGATTATTTCCGCCGCGTCGAAAACGGCAAGCAGGCCAATAATCTCAGCCATCTTAATGACGCCCTGAAGGCGCCACGCCGGCTCGATGAGAACGGCATCAACAGGGGCGGGCTCGGGCCGGTGGTGCCGCAGGCACCCCGGGGCATGGACTACCAGACCGCGCAAGAGTGGCTGCGGACCAACGTCGAGTCAGGGCACCCCTACACGGCCTATTTGCCGGGCAACGACAAACCCCAGCTACTGGTGCGCGAATAATGAGCGGAACACTGGCGGCGCCGCTTACGGCGGCTGACGCGTTCAGGGAGGCCAGTCCTTCGGGTGGTATCGACTTTCCGCTGTCCAATGACGCCCAGGCGCGGGCATTGGCGCAACACGCGGCAGACGCTCAACCGCCTCCGCCGCCCGGCCCCCGAGGGCCGCCAAGCCCGTTGACGACATCCTACGACAGGGTTCCGACGCATGAGTTCGCGGGATCGTTCGAGGCCCCCGGCGTCACGCCCGGTGGCATGGGCACCCTGGCGCGCGGTGCGGCCGATCTGGTCACCGGCAACAGCGCCGCACGGCCCGAGCTGCCGGCACTGCACATGCCGGGCCTGGGCCTCGGGCCGCTCGACGCGAAAGCCTGGGGCATCATCGGCAACATGGCGCTGTCGCGCGATCCGGCGGCGCTCGAGCGCGCCATCGCGTCACGCCTGCCCGAGGCCAAATTCGCCGGCGAGGGACCAGAGCGCACCGTGCAGGTGCCGGGCGGTCCCGAGATGTATCTCGACCGGCCCGGGTTCACGCCGCAGAAAGCCTTGTTCTACGGGCCGCAGACCGCCGCCGCGCTGGCCTCGAGCGGCCGCTCGATCGCGGCCCAGATGGCACTCGCCGGCGGGCAGCACGCGCTTTCGACCGCCGGCAGCTACGGCCTGGGTGGTGCCGCGAGCCCGGTCGACCCGTTCGGCACCGCGCTGGCGGTGGCCGCTCCCGGGGTGCTCGGCGCCGCCGGCGCTGGTCTGATCAAGGCCTACGACTGGCTCAACAGCGAGGTGACGCCGCCGGCCGCCGAGGCGGTCAGGCGGCTTGGGCTGCAGGGCATGAGCGCCGCCGATCAGGCGGCCTCGGCGATCGCCGAGCGGGCCCGCACGCTCTACCGCTGGGGCTTCGCCGGCAAACCCGGCGACATCCTCAACGACCCGGTGCTGATCGCCAAGGAAGACCTCGCGGCCAACGCCGGCCCACCCGGCGCGCGGCGGCTGATGAGCGAGTTCCACCGCACCAACGCCGGCATGGTCGACACCAACAAGCGCGAGATCATCGCGCGGGCGGCCGGCGACGTGCCGCCGGGGCGCCCGGTTCCGCCTGAATACGCGCCGAATGAGAGCGAGTTTGGCGACCGGATCAACACCGCCGTGGCCGGCCGCGCCGCCGCGCTGCGCGGTGTCGAGCGGCAGCACTGGGACGCGATCGGCGATCTGTCGCCGACCACCGAAGCGGGCCGCTCGGTCGCCTTCTCGCCTGACGTCTCGGCTGAGATCCTGGGCAATCACGCGACCACCATGAACAGGTTCTTCGGTGAGCCGCAGGGCCCTGGCGGGGCCCATACGCCGCTGCAGCTCGGCGACACCGGTCAGCTCGCGGCCGACGCGTTCACCCGCATCCGGCAGATCCTGCTGCCGCCGGCGGCGACCGAGGGCGGCGTCCGGCCGATCATGCCGTTCAACCTCGGCCACCTGCAGGACATGCGGCAGATGCTCGGCAACATCGTCGCCGACAAGCCGGGCACGACGGCGGCGGCGGCCGCCCAGCAGATGCGGCGCCAGATCGACGCCGCCGTGGCGAACGCCGAGGCCACGCCGGGGCAGCTCGTGGGCAACCCCGCCGCGCTGGAGCGGTTCCGCGCCGCCAACACCGCGACCCGGGCGCGCCATCAGTTCATGGAGCCGGAGGACAATCCGGCGGCTGAGCGGCTGGTCGCCGGCATCACCAACCCGGCCGCCCCGGCGACCGGGCAGGAGACGATCACGAATATCCTGGGGAGTGGCAATCCGGTCACACCTGGGGGCGGCACCAACCCGGTCGTCGTCCACCTCGGCCAGCATCTCGGCTCCGGGTTCAATGAACCGGCCTCCGGCGCGCTGACCCTGCGGACGCTCTACGGCAACCGAGGCACCTCGGCGACCGCCGAGACGACGCCGGCACGCTACGACTACGACAGCACCTCGAACCGCATCGCTGCCCAGCTCGGCGGCCGGGGCAGCGACGTCACCGACGCGCTGCTACACCCGGATGTCCGGGAGCAGCTCGGCTCGTTCCAGCGCGCGCTCGACATCCTCGGCGCCGCCGGCCGGCGGGGCGGGCCGCGCCAGAACGCCTCCGGCACGGGCTACGTGGGCATGATGACCAGGGAGCTGCCGTTCGGCCTGGGGCCGATGGTGGACCGGCTACAGGCCACCCTGGCGGCCCAGCGCGCCGTCCAGGGCGGCGCCGAGCTGGTCGATCGCGCGGCCCGTGGCGCCAACACCGAGGCCGGCCTGCAGATCCGCCTGCCGCGTCAGAGCACGATCCAAGGGCCCGATCCACGCAATCCGTTTTACGACTGGCAGCCGGGGGCGTGGCGGGCCGGCACCCCGATCTATCGCGGCGGCGGCCTGCTCGGCGCCGAGGCGCTCGAGCCAACCGGGAGGTAACGACGATGTCGATCGGGCTGTTGTTCTGGGTGCTGTTCGTGGTCGCACTCGTGTTTGGCGCCTGGGGGCGCACGGCGACCGGTCAGGTTTACTGGGCCAACTACAATGGCTGGATCTACGCGGTCCTGATCTTCTTGCTGGGTTGGCGCGTCTTCGGCTTCGTCATCCAGGGCTAGCGGCTACAGATCGCGTAAACGATCGTGTAAAATACAAGCCAGCCGACCACGAGCCAGCCCAAAACTTCCAGCATGATCAACTCTCCTGTTTCAAAATTGCCGCTCGCCGGTAGTCATCGATAATTCGTCTGACGAGATCCGCCAGCGACACACCAAGCCGCTCAGCCTCGGCCAGCAGCCAGACATACTGTGGCGCGGTGAACTTGATCGTTTGTCGGTGCGGCAGGCTCATGCGTGCCAAATGGCACCGTCTGGGCTACGTGGCAACCTGTTTTCCGCGCAACGATGCCTCCACTGCCGCCCGACGCGCGGCGAGGAGGTCAACAGCGACCCGATCTGGTTCGTCCAGCCATCCCCTGAGCAGTCTTTTTTGCTTACTTCCCTGGTTTGGGCGGCCAGTCTGTCCGCCCCGGATTTGTCGAGGTTTCGGCAGGAGCGGGGCGTCGGGAAGGGTGAGGTTATATTCGTTCGACCGCTGCTGGGCGCGGCCATCCACGATTTCAAACCGGGCCCTGACGGCCAGCAGCCCGCGCGCCTCCAGGGTCGCCCTGGCACGGCGCACGGTGCGCTCGGAACAGCCCGCCTCGATGCCAATCTTGCGCGTGGTCGGGGTCCAGTCGCCCGCCGCGTTCAGATGGGCGATGGCGAGGCCAACGTCGCGGTGTTTCGCCGGCAGCCAACCGGCGTGATATTCGGCCTGTATCCTGCGGTAAACCTCGGACCAAAGTGGTGTCGGCAGCGTAAATCCGTCCATCTCGCTCTCCACGAGCGAACGGCGGACACAAAGGGCGTGGGCCTCCCTCGCAAGGGGGCTTGCTTTCCAAAACAAAATGTAGGAGGGTCAACAACGTTTTTCGGCTGTTGTTTTACGCAGCGGCAAACTGCGTTGACCCCCCGGCTATGTGTTTTGGCGGTCCTTCGTGGCCGCCATTCGCATTACTGGGGCATCACATTCTCCATCGGCCCAATTCCGGCCAACACCTCACCGTTGAACCAGACAAACCGAGTCGACAAGCCCGGAGCCCAGGCTTTCGTCGGCCACGCGTTTGGAAAATCCAGCGGTTCTGGCCGGTAACCTGCGACGTCTCTCGACAAATTGTCAATCCTGTAACGTAATCGCTGGCGTATCTCGACACAGGCGCTGTCGCGGATCGCCAGACCGAACCCTACACTGCCGTATGAGTCGACGCCGGCCGCCCGATCTCCCTCCTCGGTCGCGGCTTGAGGAAATCCGCCGACATCGCTCCATCGCCTCGACGGCGGAACTCGCGCGACGCGCGGATATGGACCCCGGAACCGTCTGGCGTATTGAGTCTGGCGGGCGCGGCCTCACGGCGAAATGGCGTGACGATCTGGCGCGTGTCCTTGAAGTGCCGGTCGCGCAGTTATACGCCCCGATAGGTTCACCGATACCATCTCCGGCCAGTGATCTCGTCGTGATGGACCCCATGCCCTACGAGCCCGCCCACGCCATGCCGGCCGTTGCCCGTCGCCTGCTGGCCGTCCAACGGTTCTCTGGTCTGACGGCACTGGAAATCGCCATGCGGGTCGAGGCAACGGAAGCGGAAGTCGTGGATTGGCTGGAAGGCCGGTCCCTGCCGCCGATGATGCTGATGAACCGGCTGGCCAGACTGGCCGGGTTCACACTCCACTGGCTCTATCATGGAGACGACAAAGGTATGCCAGTGGGACTGGCCGCCCGATTGCGAACGCTTATGACGGAATAGGTTCGCGCTCTGAAAGTGCCGGATTTCCGCCAGGATTGCCTTTCGCGCTAAGAAGATTAGCGACCGCTTCGCCGTTTTGCCGAACAGCCCGCTTTACTATTGGCGGCAGGCCGCGCTCCCGCCTGATCCGCTCGGTCAACAGTGTGGTCAACCCCGGCACGACCTTGAGGGAGCCGCCGGTGGCCGCCGCCAGCGCGGCCGCCGCCTGCATCAGGGTTGGTAGATCGTCGGCACTTCGATCAGTCGTGATACCCATGAGATTTGCTGATGCTCTGGATGCCATTTTGGGCTCCAGCAAATCCGTCTTTCCCAACTGGTAAAGCGCGCGAGAGACCACGGACCCCAGGGACTCATCATTCCTCGCGGCGTGTTTGCGCGCTATTTCCCAGGCGTCGACCTCCACGTTTTTCACGTTGACGGTCGTCTTCTGGGTTTCTGGATTATCCACGATTTGCCGCTCCGCTCAGCCGCCAGGATTAGCGGCGATTTGCGGCAGGCTATTCTCGCGGCATCACGACGGCAATCCGCGACTCAATGTTCCGGCGGCAGGAAACACACCCGCCCCGAGTCCCTTCGCATTTCGGCCCTGATCGCGCGGCATAGCGCCAGCGTGATCGGGTCCGGTTTCCACCAGGGCAGAAAAGAGGGCACAGGGCGCAGCGGCGGCTCCGAGGCGAGTCGCGGCACACCGGGACCGACTCGGGCCCGTCTCGTCAGTGGGACATCACCCCAGAAATGCGGACACCCTTTCGCCATTTGCTGCCATGCGAGCTGTTCGCTCACCCCGAGTCGCGCCCCGATCGTTTTGAACAGCAGGCCCCTCCGGCGCATGTCGGCGATCTGGAGGGCGCGGCTGCGGTTGGCGGCGTGATCCGCCGGCGACGGCATCAGAACACCACCACGTCCAACGCCAGCACCAGGGTGGCGGCCACCAGGGCCCAGGCGGCCAGCACGAGGGCCAGCAGCTCGACCGCCGCCACCCAGCTCCAGCGCGCCCGGCGGCCGCTCATGCCTCCACCATCGGCATCGGCTTCTCCTCCGGCTCCGGCGGCGGCTCGACCCGAGGCATGGGCGGCGCGAACGCCGCCGTCTGATCACCCACCCACTCGATCCGCAGCCTGTGGATCTGGCGGCAGACATTCCATAGGTGAAACAAGGGCCCAATGCCGTAGCGCGCCACGCCCGCCTCCATGCTGGCGTCGAACGGCAGGTGATCCGCCGCGAGCGACGAGCGCAGCCCGGGCGCGGCCACGAGGACATTGTCGATGGCAACGCCCAGTCGGTAGAACGAGGCCTGCGCGCTCATTTCGCATGCTCGACGCGGTCGGCGGCTTTCAGCGCGCAGGCCATTGCTTCACGCAAGACCCACACTGGCACGGCCCCCAATGGCGTGTTCATGTTGACGCGCACGGCCAGTGCGTCACCGAACGCACGCCGCGCGATCTCAATTCGCTCGTCGCTCATCCGTAGAGCGTCCTTTCAATACGATTGATGATTTCCATTTGCTTTTCCGACACATGCGTGACGTCACCGTAACGGCGCACCCGCTCGCGCATGTCCTCGGCGAACTCCTGTTCCCAGTCGGTCAGGCGGGCGGCGTGCAGATCCGCGTCGCGCAGGATCTCACGCACGCGTTCGTAATCGTCGCCGAGCGGTTCACTCATCGGCGCCTCGATGATTGGTTTCGCGGTTCAACGCCGAAACGATCGCCACGGCGTCAGGATACAGGCCGCGCGCCATGACGCGATCGGCGAAGCCCGGCTCATGCCGCACGATGTCATAAAGGCCGTTTGGCCCGCTTGTGCCGCTGATCCGCACCACACCGAAATAAACCGCCGATTGATCGTCGGACATGACAGCTCCCCCCTGAGTTCACCACGCGTTTTCTTCAATGCGGAGCACGCGGCGGTTAATGTCCGCGATATACTTCGCATCTTGTTCGATCAGCACGACGTCAAAGCCTTCAGTGGCACAGGCGTCGGCGAGCGTGCCAGAGCCGGCGAACGGGTCCAGCACGGTGCCGCCGGGCGGGATGACCATGCGTGTCAGCCAGCGCAGCAGGGCAACCGGCTTCACGGTTGGATGCAGGCTGTCGGCGCGATCGTATTTGGTTGCCTTGGCGGAATAGAAGAAACGGGAGGGCGTTCCGCTGTCACCGAACCGTGCGCCATTGGGACCGAGGCCGATGTTACCCCAGCCTTCGCTACGATCCTGATCGGCCCAGCGATCTTGCTTCGGTTGCGCGGCGCCCGCGCTGTGCGTCTCAAACACCGCGAACGCAGCCTCGACCTCGGGCGATCCGTCGTGCACGACGTTGGCGGGCCAACGGCCGAGGTTTGGATCATGACCCCCTTCAGTTCCATTCTGGGCGTAGCCGCCAAGCCCCGCCCCGTAGACTTTATTCGGCGTCTTACTCAGCGACCCTGGCACTCGCTTGGTAGTTCCGATGCGGCACACATCAATGTTCAGCCCGCCCGTGCCATGCGCCAGCACGTTGGCGGCAACGGTGCCGACCAGCGGCTTGCGGGCGAGGATGATGGGCTCATAGGCAGGCTTCAGCGCGGTGCCCCAGCCCTGCCACTGGCGCGCGGCGTCGGTGGCGGGTGCGGTTAATGCGTGGTAACGCGCGACAGCTTCAGGATCAGAAGCCCACGGGCGATCCCAACCACCGTTTAGCGGATGATTGTCGCGACCGATGAAGTTCTCATGTCCAGGCTTGACGCCCACGACCTCCCGCGTCGCGCCCGCCGCCTTGTCCATGGCCTTGGACACGTCCCGCGATTTCGGAAAGCCCGAGCCATAGAGCCAGCAAAGCGTGTCGCGGATCTCGAATCCGGCATCCTCGATGGCGCACGCGAGGCGATGAAATGTCCGGGTTCCGCCGAAGCACAGCATGTGCGCCCCCGGCTTCAGAACGCGCAGGACAGTGCGCCATGTGTCGGGTTGGAACGCCACATCGCCGCCGTCCCAGGCTTTGCCCATGAACTTCAGATGATACGGCGGGTCGGTTATCACCGCGTCGAAACTGTTGGATACGAACAACTCCAACACATCGCGACAGTCACCATGAAAAACCTCCGTCATGTTTTGATGTAACGCGGCCCGCGCGCGCCGGAGGCCGACAGCGGAAAGCCGAGTGCCCAGTCGGGCAACTCACACATGATCTCGCACATCTCGCCGACCGAGCCGTGACCGATCGGCGGCTCGGCCACGACCTCGTCGTGGATCAGGGTGATGGGCTGGTATCCCGCCTGCTCGAGGCCCATCGCGGCGCGCACCAGCAGATCGCGGCAGAGCGCCTGCACGGCGTTCTCACACAGCCTGCCTCCGTAGGTCGACGTGCGCTCCCAGCGTCGCGTCTTGTTGTCGACGCTCATGTAGGTGACCGTGTCGGTATCAAAACGGCCTTTCTCGATGAGCGGCCGCGCATACCAGAGGTAGCGACCAGACGGCAGCCGCATCCGCAGCCACAACGGATCGCGCCTGAAACGGACGCGGCCGCCGCCGGCGTCGACCACGAGGCCGGGGTTCTTCACCGCGCGAATGGCGGCGCGGTTGAGCTGGCGCCACAACTTCGGGATCTCGGGGAATGTCTCGCGGTAGGTATCGATCGCCCGGGCCGCCTCTTCCGGCGACAACAGGACGCCCGCTTGCACGAGGCACGTCTCGCGGAACTTCCACCAGCCGAGGCCGTATCCGGCGCCCAGAACCAGCGCCTTCCCGATCTGGCGATGGGTGCTGTCTTTCGCGATGTCGGCCACGCGCAGGCCGTAAACCCTGGCGGCCATCTCCTCATACATTTTGCGTTTGGCGCGGAACGCGTCGACCAGATCCGACTGCCCCGCCAGCCACGCCACGCCGATCGCCTCGACCGAGGAGAAATCGCAGGTGGCGATCTCGTGGCCGTCGCGCGGAACGATCGCGCCGCGCAGCATCCGCGAGATCACATCGAGCGGCGGCCCGCTGATCGCGTCGACCATCGCGGCGCCATGATCCAGCAGCGCGCGGTGACCGTCCCAGTCGTAGACGACATCACGGGGGAAATTCTGAACCTGCAGGCCCTGGCTGATATATCGCCCGGTCGATGCGCCGTGGTAACTAAGCAGGCCGCGCACGACGCCTTGCTCGTCGGCCCGGTTGACGATCGCGTCCAGTTTCCTGACGCTGATTTTGCCGCCCTCATAACGACACCGCAACGCCCGCTTCTCGACCGCGCCGACGCGCGGGTCGGCGAGCAGGCGGATGATGTCGCGCCGGCGCAGCTCGGGCAGCGCATCCTCGGCCTCGACCTCGTCTTCAATACCGATCGCGCGCTCCAGCGCGGCCACCTCCGAGGCCTCTGCCGAGGCCTCGGTGAGGGTGTCGAGCACCACGCTGACCGGCTCGCGCACCAGCTCGGGCGGCGGCGACAGGTCGACCCCGCGTCGGTGCAGCCACGTCTTCAGCGCGACGATCTCCGACACCTTCATGACAACGCCGTCGGTGATCTCGGCGATCTGGTGGTCGAGCATGCCGGAGGTGGTCAAAGCGACGGCGCGGGCGGCGCGCACGAAATCAAGATCGAAACGGACACCACGATCGTTCATCGTCTCGGTCAGATCCCAGACGTCCAGCTCCTCGAGCGGCAGCGGCACCGTCGCCAGCATCAGCGCGCGTTCCACTTTCACATCGGTCGCGCAATAATCCGACAACCGCGCCATGCGGTCTTCGTCCTCCCACCAGACCGGCGAGCCGTCGGGGTTGAAGCCGCGCGGCCGGCACATCCGCAGCATGAGCTGCCGCCCGGCATTGTCCTTTTTGATGTCCAACCCGGCGGCGATGGCGGCGTTGTCGAGCGCCCCAGGCAACGCCATGGCGCGGCAGCGCGCCATGGTGCAGATCCAGCGATCGATCGACACCTTCGGCCAGCCGTGGCGCGGGTGCAGGATGTGCTCGAGCATCAGCCGCTCGAAAGCGGCGTTGTGCGCGACGACCTCCACCCTCGGATCGGCCAGCGCGAAATAAAATCGCGGCGGCAGATCCTGCCCCTGCCGCCATTCCACCGGCGCCTCGCGATCAAGCGCCAGACGCGCCACGGTCACCGATGTGGAGGGGTGCGCGGCGTAAATGTAGGCGCCGGTCGCGCGCAGATCGACAGTGGATCGCGTCTCGCAATCCCAGTGCAGGTATCGGCCCGGCGAGGGCATCAGGTGTAAAGTCTGGCGCGCACCGCGCAATCTTTCGCTTCAAGCAATTTCCGTAGCGCCGCTGATCGTTCTGGGTTGCGCGGCAGCTCCGCGACGATCCAATGCGCCTGGACGAAAAAACGCGAGCTGATCTCGGAGAGATGCGACGGCAGATGCGCGTAAGCGAAAAATTGCAGCATGGGCTCGATGGGTTCGTCAGGCACGATAGCCTCCCGTGATCAGAAATCGGTGGCGACGGCGGCCCGGCGAGGGCATCAGTCACGCCGGGATGACGCGGTGAACATCGACGCCAGCAACCGGAGCGCCGTCACCGCGTCCATTGGCAGCGCGCCGTCCTCAACCTGTCGGGCCATGCTTTCCGCCATGTCGGCGCATAGCTGAAACGTATCCCGGGACGCTCGCTTCATGAAAGACAGCGCCACCGCCCGCCTGTCATCAGTCGCCAGAACCGACATCGTCAAAAATCGTTGGCGACGGCGGCCTCGACCACATCGAAATCCTGGTCGGCGGATGTCCGCGCGAACTTATTGGCATGCTGCAACAACTGCACGTTGTTCAACCCGAGCGAGACGCCGATCGTTCTGTTATTGTAGCAATATGGCCGCGCCGTAAGGTTGGCCCAACGACCGCCGTAGACCTCGCGCTCCGATATGACCGGCGACTTGTCCCAGCCGACGATGGACGGCGCCTCGCCCGAGCGGCAGGTAATGAAGTGCCAGTCGCGTTCGTAGCCGGCGAGGTGCTGCTTCTCATTACAGCTCCGCACCACCTGCTCGGGTTTGCGCGCGGTCGATGGCCAGCGCGCGCGATCCGGCCCCCAGGCGACGATGCAAACATCGGTCAATGCCTTGAGAATGAAAGCGACGTCATAGTCCGCCGGCAGCAGCAGCGTGGTTTCATATTTCTCATCGCCGCCGTCGTTGCTGGCTTTCGGCTCGAAGAGGTTCGGGAACGCCAACCGGCCAGGGCCGATCCGCAGCACCGGGGTTTCGATCCTGGGTTGTCCAACGCGCAAGGCCATGGCCTAAGTTTCCTCTGGTTCAACTGTTTGCGTGGTGATGCGCGGGGCCACGGCCGGGCGCGGATCGAAGACCGGCACGAGATCCGTGCCGGGGTCGCTTTTCGTGACGAAAGAATTCCAGTTCGCCGGCTTGCTCAGCTTCAATCGCTTCAGGACTTTCTCGGCGACGGCGGGGCTCACGAACTTCGTTATGAACACGGAAGGACCGGCGAGCCCGCCGAGGGTGCGCTCGGCCGCCACTTCATCAGCCCAGATCCGCCGGCCGCGCTTGTCGACCAGCTTCCAGCCGGGAATCTCCACGCCCTGGTCGGCCAGTTGTTTGGCGCGAGCGTTCACGCCCTCGAGCCAGATCCCGATCACGGCGGCGGCGGTCTTGACCTGACCGAGCTGCGGCGGCGTGAGGCTCTCGGGCGGCGGCGGCCCCGACGTGGCCACGACGCCGCCGTCGACCACGTCAAATTCAGCCTCGGCGATAGCGAGCGCGCGGTCGCGCAGCGCCGGGCAGTCGGCCCGGGCGCGGCAGAACGCGCAGTGCTCGCCCGGCAGCAGCGGCGCGTCGGGTTGGTGCGCGGCCGCCACGACGTCCAGCATGTCGGCGGCGAGGTCGTGCAGCTCGCCGACCGAGGCCACGGTCGAGCGCGGCGGGCCCGTGCGGGGCTGGATCACGCACAGCTCCACCTCGGTGATCCGGGATGCGTCGGTCGCCGGCAGGCTCTCGAGAGCGCCGAGGGCGTAGCCGCCGAGCTGCCAGTTGAGCCTGCCGTTGTCGCGTCGGATCGCGACATGGTGCCCGATGCCGGTTTTCAGATCGCCTACCCACAATTTCGGGGGAGAAACGATAATCGCATCGGCCGTGCCCCAGAACAATTCGTGCAGGCTCAGACGGAACGCCTGCTCGACCAGCAGCCGGCCGCCCAGCTCAACATGTTTGGCGCGCACCACGTCGAGGTAATCGCGCACCAGATCGGCGCCATCCGGATCATCGGGGATGGTGTCCTCGGCCTCGAGGCTCTCGGTCAGGCAGGCGGCGGCGACGGCATGCAGCTCGGTGCCGCGTCTGGCGTAGCTGCTGCCTGGGTCGACCCGGCCAGCCTCCATCCGCATGCTGCCGGGGCAGTTCGCCCTGCGCTCGAAGACGGACATGCCGATCGGGGAGTGGCCGACGGGCTGGTCCATCAGCCACCGGCCGCCGCGATGGCATCGTCGCAGGCCTGTTTGATCGCCGGCCATGTGTCGAGCGGGCACTCGACCAGCCGGCTGAAGCCACCGACCGCTTTCAGCATGTTGGTGACCCCTTTCACCTTGTCGTGATGCACGGCCGCCATCCTGCTCAGCAGCGGCCGCAGCTCCTCCTCAGACGGGATCTGGAGCGCCGAGGCGGCGGCCGGCGCTGGCGACGGTGTGGGCGCGGCATCGGCGGCGGCCGACTCCTGGGCCGGGCTGGCCTGCCCGTTGGCCTGTTGCGCGGCGCGGGTGGCGCGGTGCGAGCGGGTGCTGGGTGGGTTCGCCGCCGGCGCCATCTCGGCGACGGCGACCAGCGGTGGCGCCTCGGTTCCCCGGTTCATCGAGCGCGCCAACAGCGCGGCCAGATCGTCCATTGATAGCGTGACTGAAAACGTCGTGGTGACGTCGCTCATGCGGCCGCTCCTAAAAGTTGATCGATGGTGGTTCGTTTGCGCCGGATGACCTCGGCGACGCGGCCGTCGATGCTGTTGGCCACGGCCAGCATGGAGACGTGGACGGGGCGCTGCTGGCCGGCGCGATACAGCCGCGCGATGGCCTGATCGACGGCGGCGGGTGTCCAGTCCGTCTCGAGGAAGAGGGCGCGGCGGCCCGCCTGCAGGTTCAACCCAAACCCGGCCACGCGGGTGGAGGCGACGAGCACGCGGGCATGGCCGGAGGTGAAGGCACGCAAGTGGCGCTCGCGATCGGTCGGGCTGGTGCTCCCGTTGAGCAGGCGCGCCTCGTGGCGCGCGCAGGCCTCGGCGATGAAGCGCAGCGCCTCGACGTGCACGCCAAACACCACGATCCGATCGGCGCCGCCGTCCAGCTCGGCTTTGACCAGATCGACGCAGGCCTGCGCTTTGGCCATGGCGGTCACCCGGCGGGTGGATGCCAACGGCAACAGCATCGCTTGCAGGCGCTGCCATTTGCTCTCGTCGCCGCCTTCTATTTGCGTGACGACGACGTGCAGCTCGTGCCGCTGCTCGTCGGTCATCGAGGCCTCGATCGCCGCCCGGTCGCGGGCGCTGATCTCCACCGGGATCCCATCCACGAGCAACGCCGGCAGCTCGGTCACATCGGCCAGGGTGAGGCGCGAGGCGCAAACGGCGAGGACACGCCGCAGCTCGGGCAGATTGCGGGTGCCGACGACCACCGGGCCGAATGATTTGTTGATGGTCACGCAATAGTGGTCGGTGAAATCCTGTTTGCGGAGCAGCCCGGGGATCAGACGCGGCATCAGTCGGGACAGATGGCCGTGCAGCTCGTCGGGGTGCGACAGCACCGGCGTGCCGGTGGCGATCCACACCCGCTCGCAGTGGCGGAACAAGGCGCCCGGGCTGTCGGCCCTCACGCCATAGAAGGCGCGGGTGCGGACGGTGCTGGAATGGCCGAAGGCGTGGCCCTCGTCGGCCACGGCCGACGCCCAGGTGATACTGATGAGTTGGCGCCAGATCTCGACGCGCCGCATCAGATCATAAGAGAGGATCACCACGTCGGCCGACCGGTCCAGCCGATCGCGGCCGGTGCGGATGTGCTGAACGGTGGCGCCGGGACGCCAGCGCCGGATCTCCTCGATGCTCTGCGGAATGATCACCGCCGGCGAGAGCCACAACTGGCGGCCGCCGACGATGCCACCGGCGACGACGAGCGCGGCGGTCTTGCCGACGCCCGGCTCCCAGAGGAGGAGGAAGTGGCCGATCGCGAGATCCGTCAGCACGGCACGCTGGTGCGCCCACAGGCTCACCACGCGGCGTCGTCCAACGCCAGCTCCGGCTGCCGGGCGCGACCGGCGGCGACCATGGCGTCCACGGTTTCGCGCAGGATCAGGATGCGCCGGCTGATGCGGATATGCGGCAGCGCGCCCGTCTCACAGTATTGATAGGTGGTCCGAAGCGGCAGACCCAGAGCGCGGGCGGCCTCGCGAACGGTCATCGTCTCGGCGGCATCGTGTGGCACGGCGCGGCGCTCCCGACCTGGGCCGAAGAGAATGCAACCAGTGCAACCAAGGGGATATACTAAAACCGCCTAATATGCGGAACCGTGCAATGCGTGCGGGGATACAGCCTATAGTGTGTTGTTCTTGTGTATTGTGCGATCCATGCAACCAGTGCAGGCTGAAGAGGTAGTCTGGGGAGCAGCGGCTGATGTGGCTACCAAACCACCTGCTGACTGACGCCAAAGAAGGCGGCGTGCGTGTGTTCTATGTGAGCTACGCCGCCACGCGGGCTTGGGCGACCCTACGGCCGAAGGGCGAGCCGTTGGTGTTTTCCGGCTGGTATTGGGCACGCGGCCGCGAGGAGTGCGGCCCGTTCAAGAGCCAATCGGCGGCGTGGCGGGACGCGTGGTATCGCGCCATCAGGAAGCAGGCACCGCCTGACGTCGGCCGCCGCAACACCGAATACGAGAGCGAGCAGCAGATCGTGGCGAACAAGGCCGCCGCCGCCCGCAAGAAACGCCGGCGTGGCGCCGGCGCCAGCGCGGCGCTGCACTGATGGCCACCATGCAAGTGCGGCCCGAGCTGCTGCCGACGGCCGCCGTGCTGGACGCGGCGATCGACGCCAGCGGGCTGAACACCGAAACGGTCGGCCGACAGATCGGCATGGCCGGCAATTCGATCCCCAACTACCGCGACGGCCGCATGAGCGTCTCGCCGGCGGTGGCGGCGAAGCTCGGCCGCCTGCTGCATGTCGACCCGGCGACCCTGGTCAGCGGCATGAGCCGTGGCCGCGCCTTCAAAAAGACCGGCAAGAAGCGCGCCCGGCCGCCGGACGGCACGAACGGCGCCGGGCCGGCCGCGCGCGCGGCGGCTCTTCTGGTGCCGATGGTGGGGCTGGTGGCGAAGGCCGAGCGGGAGGCGCGGCCCGAGGTGGTGCTGCGAATGGAGCTGCGGGCCGATGGGGTGATGGCGATCGGCATGCAGACCCTCCTCGGCACGCGGCGCGGCGCCGAGCTGGTGCGTCATCTGTTGGATTTCGGCCTGCTGCCCGACGGTGAGACATGAGATGGCGCCGCATCGCCGCACGCTGTCCGACGCCGAGAAGACGCTCCTGCTGGCGGCCGCGCACGGGCACTGGGCCGGCGGGGCGATCCGCTGGCTGCTGACGACCGGCGACGACCGCGAAACGGTCTGCGCGCTGCTCTGGGCCGATCTGGACAGGATCGGGGACGCGCACCCGATGGCGGCTGAAATGAGGGTGCGCCGCGAGCAGGCCGTAGTGGTCGCCGCTGGGCTGGGTTGTGACATCGCTACGATGCCGGTGTTCCCCAATTTCCAAGGAAGGGTGATGAACCCGAAGACGTTCGCCGATCTGGTGCGCGATCTGATCCGCAAGCAGAATGGAAAGGCAGGAGGCGCCGACGCATGAACCGACGCGCTGACGGTCATCCGGTCATCACCGTCGGGCAAGCACATCTCTGGCGGCTGCACGCGCGCCTCCAGAAGCGGTTGCCGGTCTGGACCATCCACAGGCCTGTCGCCCGTGAATATCCCGGCAAGTGGGTGGCGCGCATGCACATCGTGCTGCCCGTGCCGAAACCGACCCGGTTCGTCATGACGCATGACACGCTGGAGGAACTGCGCGGCATCTTGCCGCCCGGGCTGACGCGGATGACACGCGATCCCGGCGACTCGCCGGAGATCGTGGAGACGTGGTTATGATCACCCCCGCCCTCGAGATCCTCGAGGCGGCCATGGACCTGCTGGTGCCGCTGGGTCTCGCGGCCAATCTCGCCTGCGTGTGGATCTGGTGGCGGCGCCACCAGCGCATGCTGACGCTGCCGCATCTGTTGGAGCGGCTTTGTGTCGATGCCGCCATGCGCCGCCGGCTGCCGGTGTTCTGGGCTTATGAGCAGGCGTTCGGCAAACGCATCCGCGTCGACGTGGTGCTCGAGGACGAGGGTGAGGTGGAGGCGACCGCCGACAACCCACCTTGGTATCTCAACCCTGACTGACGCATGCTCGCCGGCCCATCAGCCGGGAGCGAAACAGTGTCACAACCCATGCAGCCCGATCCCCCGCGCCCTCCCACCGACCGGAGGGCCAGGGGTATCGGGCTGCATGGCGTGCCGGCGTTCGCGGCGATGCTGGCGCGGGTTCGCTGGTGCGTGTGGTCGTGGCGCCTCGTCAGCCGGAAAGACGGCACGACGTCATGGAGCAAGCACCCGCATGTTCCCGGTTCGCCGGCCTCGATCCGCTCCAACAGCCTGCGCGGCGCCACGACCTACGACCGAGCCGAGCGGGCGGTGCTGGAGGGGGAGGCCGACGGCGTGGGTTGGCTGCTGCTGGGCGATCTGGAGCGGGTCTGGCTCGACGGCGACAAATGCCGCGACCCCGCCACCGGCGATCTGGCGCCGTGGGCGTGGGATATCATCGACCGCTGCCCCGGCGCGTATGTCGAGGTGACCCCCTCGGGGACCGGTGTTCGCATCATGGGGAAGGCAAACCTCGACGTGCCGATGCAGGCGCGGGTGTCGATGGCCGGCGAGCCGGGCGCGCATGAGCGCGCCGCGCTCGAGGTGTTTTTCGCGGGTTCGCGGTTCGTGACCGTCACCGGGTGGACCGGTGGCGCGGCCGGTGATGGCGACGGCGACGGCGACATCGGCATGGAGGCGCTGCGGCTGTGGGAGCTGGGCGAGGCGCGGCGCCTCGCGCGGGCCCGGGTGAGGGATGACGGCATCGCGCTTCGGAGCGCGCGCGTGGGCCCCGGACGGACCCGCACGGCGCCGCTCGGCGACATCGTGGCCGTGCTCGGCGTGATCGCGAACGATTGCGAGCACTGGGACGAATGGACGCGCATCGGCATGGCCGCGCACGCGGCCTCGGGCGGCGATGAGGCCGCCTATGAGGCGTGGGTGGGCTGGTCGGCGAAGTGCGAGGCCAAGCACGACGAGGAGGCCTGCCGGGAGCGGTGGGACCACTGGGCGCGTTCACCGGCCGACCGACTGGGGTTCGGCGCACTGGCGTGGCTGGCGCGGGAAGTGGAACCGGACTGGCGGCCGCCGTCGCGGGCGAACGTGGATGGGGATTTCGACGTGGTCGAGGAGGCGTCGGGCGGGGCGGGAAGCGCGCCCTCGGGAAAACCCGAGGCCGCCGGGGGTGATGACGCGTTCAACGCCCTGGCGGGATCGCTCATCTATGTAAGGGAGGTGCATCGCTGGCGCGACACGGTGACCGGGCTGCTGATGGATGAGCCACGACTCAAAGCGCACGCCGCGCGCCTTGGGGTTGGAGGCGCCTGGGCGCAGGCCGGCAAGAGCCTCGCGGCACGTCTGGCGCGGCCAGGAAGCGCCATGCGGTGGGCGGTCGGGTTGACGATGCGGCCGGGCGGTCCCGAGCTGCTCGAGGAAGACGGACGGATGGCGGCCAATATCTGGCGGCCCTCGACGGTGGCGCCATTGGTGGGGGCCACCGACGACGACGTGGCGCCGTGGCTCGAGCACGCTCGCCTGCTGATCCCCGACGAAACCGACCGGAACCGGGTGCTGGATCGCATGGCGTGGATACTTCAGAACCCGGGCCGCAAAATCAATTCAGCCATGGTGCTGGTCGGCCCACAAGGTGCCGGCAAGGACACCTTCCTGCTGCCGTTCCTGCTGGCGATCGGCGCGCACAATGTCGGCCATGTGAGCGGCAGCGCGGTCGGTGGCGCGTTCAACGGCTACCTGCGGCACCAGATCCTGATGATCAACGAAATGCCGCCGGTGCACAAACGTGACAGCTACGAGACGATCAAGGGGTGGATCACGACGCCGCCCGATCAGATCCCGATCAATCAGAAAAAGATCGAGGTCTTCATGATCCCGAACGTGATCAATGTGTGGATCACGAGCAACCATCTGGGTGCCATCGCGCTGGCCGAGGACGATCGGCGTGGTGACGTGGTGACAACGGCGGCCGCCGCGCCGGGCGGTAGCCTCGAGGGCGTGCTCTACTGGACCCGGCTGCACCAATGGATCGGGAAAGAAGGCGCCGCCGCCGTCGCCGGGTGGCTGCTGAAGCGGGACGCGTCGGCATTCCATCCAGGGGCCGCGCCGCCGGTGACCGTGGCGAAACAAACGATGATCCGTGAAGGCGCGCATCCGGCCGTGGGGTGGGTGATGTCGCTGTGGGACGAAGAGCGGCCACTGGTGGATCGGAACTACGTGACCGTGGGTGAGATCCTGGCTCAAGGGCAAGACGGCCGCTGGGGCGCCGGAAACGCCATCGCCAGAGGGCTGACCTGGGGGCATGTCGCCCAGGCGCTGCGAATGCTGGGGTGGGCTCGCCTGCCGCAACAGATCACCGATGGAGAGACGCGCCCGCGTGTCTGGACGCGGCCGGGGATGGTCGATCTGGCATCTCAGTTGTCCGTGCCGAAGCTACAGGAGTGGCTGCTGCGGGATCGGTCGAAATCGTCGCGGGACGCGCACAGTGGCGATTTCTGATGACTGTGTAAATTGTGCAAGGCGTGCGAGTGCGAGCAGCGCAATGCACGCTTTGCACTGTTCGCAAAAAGCGCACAGTGGTTGAACACTTGCAAAACGGACGAGTGTTCATGCTTTGCAATGATGACATCATCATCTTTTCCCTATTTGAACACTGAACAGTGATTTTACTAATTAGTAGAGAATATAGAATATAGGAAGAGAGGGAGGTATAATTCGCATTCAGGAGAAAAAGCGCGGATGAGTGTTCAGTGTTCGGAGGCAGCGGCGATGGTAACGGTTCTGGGCATTGATCCAGGCTTGAGTGGGGCGGTGGCGCTGCTGCGTGTGGATGCCGGAACAGGCACGGCCCGGCTGTCGTGGCTGTGGGATGTCACGGCCGAGGTGGCGCAGGCGGCGAGAGACGCGGATCTCGTCGTGATGGAGACGCAGCGCGCCAGTCCGCAGATGGGAGTGGCCTCGGCCTTCAGCCTGGGTAGGAGCGTCGGGGTAGTGATCGGCGCGCTGGAGGCGACCGGGCAATCGGCGCATCGCGTCGAGCCGGCGGTCTGGCGCGGTGCGTTCGGGCTGACGAGCAAGGAGGACGGTGTCGACATGGCGCGCCGGGTGATCGGTGAGCCGACGCGGGCGTTGCGGCATGACGAGGCCGACGCCATCCTGCTGGCGTGGTGGGGCTGGCGAGCGGTGTTGAGCAAGGCCGGATGATGTGGTAACCGGTTACCGTAGTGTCTAAGGAATGAGACGTGTCTGGTAACACGATTTCTTCACGGAGAGCACGGGTTTTGCCCTCGACGGCATGGAAACCGGGGCAGTCGGGCAACCCAACAGGGCGGCCGAAGTTGGAGGTCGACATCACCGCGTTGGCGCGCAAGCACGGGCCGCGTTGTATCGGGGTCGTGGCGCGATTGCTGATGGATAAAGACCGGAAATTGCGGCTGGCGGCGGCGGTGGCACTGCTCGATCGTGGGTTCGGTCGGCCGAAGCAGGAGATCGAGGCGCACGGCAGCACGTTGGTGGAGCTGCACCTGATCGCGGCGCGCATGGTCAGTGGTCAACTCCTCGAGGGCTCGATCGCGTCCGAGGTCGAGGCTGAGGTGTTGCCCGCGCCAGATGGTGAGGTCGTGCCGACCGAGTGATTGCCTACTCTCGCAGTGCTTTGGCGCCTATGTTGTTACGCCACGTGATCGGCATACAAACCTCGGATGCATCCGCTAACGACCGTTTGAACAGGTGGCCGACTCGTGTTTACTTACTCTCACAGTGGTTAGTGGCATCGTGATACATGATATCGTAACGACCGACGGGCTCGTGACGGGGACGCAACGACCAGGGGCCGAGGCGCCGGCCCCCACCCCCCACCTCGACCATCACCTGATGGCACCGGCCCCCATCCCAAATCCGTCACCCCACCTCCGAACATCATTCCATCTCCGTAATGATGACGATCAGTCACCCCACCTCCGAACACCCTTCCACTCTCGTAACTACCCGTCTGGCGATTCGTCACGCCAATCCGCAACTTCATTGCTTTATCGGAATGATGAGTTCGTCCACGCGAATGACAATGGCCCCCGCGTCACCTGACCCCACGGCCACGATCATTTCGGTGTCGGATCGGCTGATCCGCGCGCTGCCGCCGGCGTTCGTGCTGCTCATCATCATGAACATTCTTTTCATGGGCGCGCTGGCGTATTCGGTTCAGCACAACGCCGAGGCGCGCAACGAGATGCTGGCGCGCATCATCGATCGGTGCTTGATCGCACCGAAATAGCTTCGCACGCATTGCACACTCCCGCCTATCACCCGCCAAGGCTGCCGGTTTCGTGCGATGGCCCAATTCATGGGCGAAACCACCGCGACCCCCGACTGGGCTCAATCCATCGCGTCGGCCGAGAACCCGTTCGCGGTCGCGATCACCCGATATGCCCGCGCTCCCGTCGCGTTCGTGCGCGAGGTGCTCCACGCCGAGCCCGATCCGTGGCAACTGAGCGCGCTGCGCGCCATCGCCAAAGGCCACACCCGCGTGGCCATTCGCTCGGGACACGGTGTCGGTAAGACCGCTTTCGCCGCGTGGTTGGTCACATGGTTCGCCAACACCCGCGCGCCATTCAAGATCGCCATCACCGCCCCCACGGCGCCGCAGTTGTTCGACGCGTTATGGCCGGAGATCGGCAAGTGGTTCGCCCGGCTTCCCAGCGGCTGGCGGGATCTCTGGGACATGACGTCCGATCACATCACCCTCAAAGCCGATAAGGAATGTTTCATAACGGCAAGGACATCAAGATCCGATCGGCCCGAGGCGATGGCCGGCCTGCACTCGGATCATCTCCTGCTCGTGGCCGACGAGGCCTCCGGTGTTGATGAAGCGGTCTTCGAGGCCGCCGGCGGCTCGATGTCGTCATTCGGCGCCATCACGCTCCTCATTGGAAATCCCACGCGGAGCACTGGCTTCTTTTGGGCAGCCCACATGCTGGAACGGGATCGTTGGTTCACCATGCGGGTCTCCAGCCTCGACTCCCGTCGTGTCACGCCCACTTTCGTTGCTGAGATAGAACAGCGATACGGCCTCGACAGCAACGCCTACCGCGTGCGGGTGCTGGGCGAGTTCCCCTCGGCCGACGACAACACCCTGATACCAGCATCCCTCATCGACGCCGCCATGATCCGCGATGTGCCGCTCGATCCCAGCCAGCCGATCTACTGGGGCGTCGACGTGGCCCGCTTCGGGGCGGATGCCTCGGTGCTGATCAAGCGCCAGGGCAACGTCGTCCCCGAGATGCCGCGCCGCTGGCGCCAGTTCGACACGATGCAACTCTCCGGCGCGCTCAAATCCGAGTATGATCTCGCCACCCCCAAACCGCATCTGATCGTGGTCGACGTGATCGGCATCGGCGCCGGCGTGGTCGATCGCCTCGCGGAACAGAACCTCCCTGTCCTCGGCCTCAACGTCGCCGAGGCCGCCTCGACCACCGGCCGCTTCGGGCGGATGCGCGACGAGCTGTGGGTCCGCTGTAAGGAGTGGCTCGAGACGCGCGCGGTCAGGCTCCCGCGCGATGACGCTCTGCGCGATGACCTCGCGTCCCCGCGCTACCAGTTCCTTTCCGACGGCCGCATGCAGGTCGAAAGTAAGAACCTGATGCGCGCGCGCGGCCGCCCGTCTCCGGACTCGGCTGACGCGCTCATCCACACGTTCGCCCAGGCCGGCCTGGGGATCGGCACCGGGATGACCGCCGGCCTGTTCGATCGCGAGCCGGCCCACATGGCGTTTGGCCCGGGAGAGTTTGTATGAGCGGTCATCTTTTGGATGTGGTGCTGGCCGCCGAGCAGCGGCAGCGGGCGGCCATGGACGCGCATCTGGCCCTGGCCGCCGACGCGCGCGATATCTGGCACGCGAGTAGTCCGTTCTGGCCGCTGATGCTGACGGTGCGGGGGTATGTCGCCTGGGAAGATCTTGAGCGGCGAGAGGGGGTCGCGCGGCGACGCGAGGCGCGCGCGGCGCGGCGCGCGGCGCGGAGTGGCCGGTCGTGAGCCAGACCCTCGCCCCTCCCCAGCCCCAGGCGGCCCAACCCATGCCCGGCGGCCTGCTCACCCCCCGGCCCAACCCGCCCGTTGATCCCAACAGCCCGCCACCCTTGCCGCCGATCCAGGGTCTGATCCCGCACGGCATGCGCCCGACCGGGCTGAGCCTCGGCGCCGAGCAGATGCTGGCGTTTCTGTTGCCGCCGACCCGGGCTGACGGCGACATCCCGCCCGATACGGACCAGCAGTTACCCGCCTCGCTGCGGCCCTACGCGGCCGGCCTGCGGCCCGCCACCCGCCCCGAGGGCGTCCCTTGGCAGCAGGAGATCGTGTTCGAGCGGCTCGGCAAAACCGACGCCCAGATCACCGCCGTCGCGCGGCATTACTTTCAGCATGCCCAGAACTACGACGCCGCGTTGTCGCGCGAGCGCATCACCGCCAGCCAGTATTACGCCGGCAGATCCGACGAGCCGCTGCCCGACGGCCGTTCCAAGTTGGTCATGACGGTGGTGCGCGACACCATCCGCCAGACGCTCCCCTCGCTCCTCCGTATCTTCACCGCCGTCGAAGACCCGGTGGAGTTCAGCCCCGTCGCCTCCGAGATCGCCGGCGACGATCAACTCGCGACCGCCCTCTCCCGGCAGGCGACGGACTACTGCCGATGGGCCCTGTTCTCGGCCAACAAGGGCTGGGGCGTGCTGCACGACGCCCTGCTCGACGCCCTGACCCGCAAGGCCGGCTGGGTGCGCTGGCACTGGGGCGCTCGCCGCCACGTCCGCACCGAGGTGTGCGAGGGGCTGATCCTGCCGCAGCTTCAGATGCTGCTGGCGGAACCCGGCATCGAGGCCTCCCGCATCGTGCGCCGGTCGATGTTGCCCGACGAGATCCAGGCGCTCCAGAAGACGCCCGAGGGGGCGATGTTCCTCTCCCAGGCGCCGCCGGAGCTATGGAGCGCCACCATCACCCGCTCGGCCGGCCAGCCCTGGCCGATCGTCAATCATGTTCCGGCCGAGTGCGTCTGGATCACCCCCGAGGCGGCCTCTATCGAGGGCGCGAAAGGCGTCTTTCATATTCGTGACTGCACGGTATCGGAACTGATCGAGAGCGGCCTGCCGGAGGACAAGGTGCTTGCCAATCTCACGTCGGGTTTCGCCAGCCGCCAGCGACAGGAGATCATCAGCCGATCACGCGCGCAGGGCCAGAACATCAGCAACGCCAACCCGCCCGGCGATCGGTCGATGGCGATGGTGCGCTACTGCGAGGGCTGGGTGCGCTGCGACACCGACGGCGATCACCGGGCCGAGCTGATTCATGTGCACATGCTGGGCAACGCCCAGCGCCTGATCCAGTGGGAGCGCACCGACGAGACACCTTTGGCCTGCTTCACCCCCTACCGTGAGCCGGGGCGGGTGATCGGCTCCAGTCAGGCCGACATGGTGATGGACCTGCAGCGCATAGAGTCCAGGGTGATGCGCTCGGTGCTGGATAGCCTGTCCCAGTCGATGTTCCCGCGCACCGTTGTCGTTCAGGGGCAGGCCAACATGGCCGACGCGCGGCAGACCAATATCGGCAGTATCATTCGCGTGGCGCAACAAGGCGCCGTTACGGAACTGGCGAAGCCGTTCATGGGTAAAGAGGCCCTGCCGGTGATGGATGTGCTTGAGGCGATCCGCGAGAGCCGCACTGGCATAACGCGTGCCTCCTCCGGCCTGACCGTTGACGAATTGCAATCAACCGCGCCGATCGCGGTCAGCCAACAGTCGAGCGCGGCGCAGGATCGTCTCGACATGGTCGCGCGCACCCTGGCCGAAACCGGCCTCGCCCCGCTCTATTCCGGCCTGCTCAAAATGTTGGCGCGGCAACAGGACCGGCCCAACGTCATCCGCGTCCGCAACCAGTGGATCGCCATCGATCCGAGGGCCCTGGCGACGATGTGGGAAACCTCGGTGAACGTCGGCGGCAAGGGCATGCCGCAGGAGCGTCTCGCGATGCTCGCCCAGATCGCCGGTAAGCAGGAGCAGATCATGCAGCTCGGCGGGCTGGACAACCCGCTTGCCGGTATCCCCGAGTATCGCAACACGCTCGCCAGGATGTTGGAAACCGTCAATATCTCGGATGTGTCCCGCTACTTCCGCGCCCTGCCGCCAGGGTTCCAGCCGCCGCCGCCGGCGCCGCCGTCGTCCGACCCGTCGCTCATCCTGGCCCAGGTGCAGGAACGCAAGACCGCCGCCGATGTCGAGAACGATCGCGCCTCGGAACAGACCAAACGCGCGCAGCTCCTGCTCGAGGACGATCGCGAGCGCGACAAGGCGGCGCTCGATGCCTGGGCGAAGACCTGGGTGGCCGCCGCGCAGTTCGGCACGCCGGCCCCCAGCCTGGACGCGTTCAAGACGGCCATGCAGTCTCGCGCGCCGGCTGTCGGGCTGCTGACCGATCTCCCGTCTCCCAGCTCGCCACAGCCGCCGGCGGTTGGCGCGGCACCACCCAACCAACCGTCACCCCCAAGGCCGCCCGGTCCTCCCGGCCCGGGCGGCCCGCCGCCGCGTCCGATGGCGCCGCCACCACCACCTTCACCCATGGCGGGCCCCGCGCGGCCGTCGGCCGATCCAGCCACCGCCATGGCGGTCAGGAGCGCGCTCGCCGGCGGCACCATGCCGACCGCCTATGGGCAGCTCGCGCAGCGCGCCGCGCTGTCACCTCTGCTTGGCCCCGGCGGGCCCGCTCTGCCGCGCCCCGGGCCGGGCTAGGTGCCGATCACCCCGCAGCAGGCGATCGAGGCCGAGGCCGCCCGGCGGATGCTGTCCGACGAGCATTTCAACGGCCTGCTCGACCGCATGATCCGCACCGCGACCGAGCAGGCGATCCTGCTCACCGATCGCGACGAGCGCGAGGCGGCTCGGCAGCTCGTGTTGGCCGTCATCCGCCTGCGCGCCGAGATGGAGGCCGATGCCTCGCTGCCCGAAGAGGTCGCCCGCGCCGACGAGCTGGCGCGTGAGATGGAGTAGCCCATGGCGTTCTCCCTGCTCGACCTCGAGGACCTATGGCCTCGCCGGCCTGATGGCGGGCGGCGGCGCGGCGGCCTTGTCGAGCCAGCAACCGGAGCAGTAAGCAGGTAATCATGTCCGAGAGCACATCCACACCCGCACCCACACCGGCCGCTCCCGCGCAGGCACCCGCGCCGGCCCCCGCGATCGACGCCGGCGGCAGTCCTCCCGCCACTTCCCAGCCCCCGCTTTCCCTCACCGAGGCCGGTCGGCTGCTGCGGCAGCAGCGGCGCGGGCCGGCCGCCGCTCCCGCCGCGCCGGCCAACAACGCCCGCCCGGCTGCCGCCGCGCCACCCGCTCCGGCGCAAGAGCGCCGGCCGAGCGCCAACGAGATGCGCGCCGCCTCACCTCAGCCCGGGGCGGCCGCGCCAGGGGCCGCCGCCGGCTCCGCACCGACGGCGGCGGCCCCGACCCCGGCTACCACCGGCCTGACCGCGCTCGAGCAGGCGCTCGGCGTGCCGGCGCCTGACGGAGCGGCACCGGCACTGGCCAACGACACCGCCGCAGGCATTGAGATCGAGGGCCGGCGCTACACCGCCGCTGAGCTGCGCGAGGCCGTGTCCAAGGCGTCGGACTACACGCAGAAAACCCAGCAGCTCGCGCGCGATCGGCAGCAGATCCAGGCGCAGACCGAGGCGCTGGCCACGGTTATCCCGCTGATCCAGCCCGAGTTGGCTCGCTTGGCGCAAATGGTGCAGAACCCGCCGCAGCGGCCCGACCCGGCGCTGCTGGAAACCAACCCGCAGCAGTATCTGAAGGACCGCGCCGCCTGGGAGTCCGCCGTCGAGGAGCAGAACCGCCTCGGCAGCATTAATCAGGTGCAGGCGGCCGCCAACGCCCGGGCGCTCGAGCAGGCCGTTGCGGCCGCCAATGAGACGTTGGCCAAGGAATTCCCTTTCTGGGGTGATCCGCAGCAGCGCCTCGCCGCGCAACAGCAGATTGTCGAGTGGGCGACCACCGACGGCGGCTTCACCCGCGCCGAATTGGCCGGTTTAAGCTCGCCACACCACCTCAAGGCCATGATGAAGGCCATGGCGTGGGATAAATTCGCCAAAACGGCCAAAACCGCCGCGCCGCCGCAAATCGGCCAGCCTGCGCGTGGTCAGGCACCGCCGCCGGCGCCCACCGAGCGTGTCGCGGCCGCCAGTGACGCGTTCGCCGCCCGGCCCAGCATCAAAAGCGCCGCCGCGCTGCTCGCGGCCCGCCGCGCCAACGGGGCGGCGGCCTGATTTCTTGACATAACGGTCGTTTCGGGTCGTTTAATGCGATCTGACGCCAAAAGGAGTGCCCGAGGGCACCAACCGGCCGGCGTGACGTGCCGTCGCCGCCGATAACCGCCGGCCTTACGGGAGTGCTCGTCACCAACCCGTCCAGGCAGCCGTTACCAACGCGAAACCAGCAAAATTCGGGTTTCACTCGCGCTTGAGCCGCACGGGCTCGCGCTTGCGTTGGAGAATGACATGGCACTTGGCGCGATGGGGGCAGCCCCCGCCAATACTTACCTCGAGCCGGCCGCGATCGGTGTGAAGGAAGATTTGCGGGATCTTATTTTTCAGATAGATCCCGACGAGACTCCACTTGCTTCCGCCATTCCTTCAGTTGGGGCCAAGCAGATCCTGACCGAATTTGTCGTGCAGGAGCTGGGCGTCGCCGCTGATAACGCGCAGCCCGAGGGCTTCACCGCGTCGATGCAGGCGGTCACCAAGCCGATCCGCCTCAATAACATTTGCCAGATCATGACGAGGACCGTCGGCGTGTCGAACACCCTGCGCGCGGTCGACATGGTCGGCGGTGAGGACGAATATGACCGGCAGCTCATCCTGCGCGGCATGGAAGTGAAGCGCGACCTCGAGCTGGCGATTACATCGCCGCTGGTCCGCACCATCACCGACCCTCGGCATATGTCGGGACTTCCGTGCTACCTCATCAACGGCAGCCGAGGTGCCGGCGCCGGCGTGATGCCGGTCGGCGACGGGTCCAATGCTGGCACCGCCGGCACCTTGCGGGATCTCACGTTGGCGATGATGGACAGCGCGATGCAGCAGTGCTGGCAGGCCGGCGGCAAGCCGAGCCTCGGCATCATGAGCGGCAACGTGAAGGCGTATTTCGCCACCTTGAGCCAGGGCGGCACGGGTAACGCGGTCGTGGCCC